CCGATCGACCCGTCGATCATCAGCGAGGTCAGCCTCACCGACGGCAATCCCTTGTGGCCGGGCAAGGTTCACTTCCGGCGCGCCGAGGAGGACCAGTCGCTGACGATCGCCGCGGTCAACGACAACACGAACCTGCGCGAGGGTGAGTGCATGTTCTGGACGCCGTTCAAGGCGTTGTTGACTGACCGGCGGGGGATGCCGTTCCTGGAAGGCGTGCTGGACTGGTTGGACAGCTATGACAACGTGCTGTCCAACCTGATGGACCGCACCGCGCTGTCCCGCTACCTCGTCTGGGACGTCACCGTCCAAGGCGAACAGTCCGATGTGGACAACTTCGTCAAGTCCCGTGGCGGCGTGCATGTGCCGAAGTCGGGCTCGGTGGAGGTGCACAACCAGGCCGTGACCTGGGAGCCCAAGACGGCGGCGTCCGGCGCGTACGAGGACACCAAGGCCGCCCAGAGCGTGCTCACGTCGATCGCGTCCGGCTCGGGTCTGGCCAAGACGTGGCTGGCCGAGCCGGACGGCGCCAACCGGGCGGTGTCGCACACGATGGCCGAGCCGGTGCGCCGGCGCGTCGCGAGCGTGCAGAACCAGTGGCTGGAGTACCAGACCGAGCTCGTCCGCTACGCCGTGGACAAGGCGGTGGACGCCCGGATCCTGCCGTCCACCGTGGACAGCGCGGACCCGCGGACCGGAGCCACGATCCAGATCCCGGCGTCGGAGTCCGTGCTGGTCACGGGTCCGGAGATCGCCGCGGCGGACGCGCAGATCACTGCGGAGGTGCTGCTGAACCTGTCGACGGGTCTGCAGCAGCTCGTCGGCATCGGCGCGCTGACCAAGGAAGCGGCCTCCCTGGCGGCGCGCAAAGCGTGGGAGGACTACATGGGCGTCCCCTACCGCGCGGAGCTGGACAAGCCCGACGCCAACCCGGACGACGTGGCCACGCACGTCGACGACAACCAGCAACAGGAGGGCGGCCTGCTTCAGGCCGTGTGAGCCCGCGAGGAGGGCAAGCAATGTCTTTCACCCACGAGCAGGCCGCACAGCGGCTGGGCATGGCGAACCGCGAGGTTGTCGACGTCGAGGAGATCGAGGCCGGCCATGTCGTGACCACGCATGACGGCCAGCGGGTGCTGGTCACCGACGAGGCCGTGCTGGCCTACACCGCGGCGGTGGCGTCGCCGGCCGAGCCGGAGGGGGCCGCGGTGGTGGCCTCGGAGGAGGACGTCGCGGCGTTGCACGCGAGGCTGCAGGCGGCCGGCGGCGATGGCCAGGGCGGCGTCGAGGGCCAGGCGCTCGTTGTGCCGCAGGGCACCACCGAGCAGGTCATGGAGTGGGTCGGCGAGGACCCGGCCAAGGCCTCGCTCGCGCTGGCCACCGAGCAGGCGGCCAGCAGTCCGCGCACGGGGCTGATCGGGCGCCTGGAGAAGTTGGTGACGCAGTGAGCGCTCTGATCGGGGACGCCGCGCAGAGGGCGGCCACCGAGGCGTTCCACGGCGCCGCCGGGACGCCGGCGGCGGTGACGTGTCCGTCGTGCTCGCACCAGTTCGTGCCCGGCGCTGCGGCGGTGCGGATGACCGAGGCCGCCACCGATACGAAGGCGCCGTACGGGGACGTCGAGTACGCCGATCCCGGGTACCAGCAGGACAAGAAGAAGCGCTACCCGCTCGACACCGTCAAGCGCGTCAAGGCCGCCTGGTCCTACATCAACGACGCCGACAACGCCGCGCTGTACGGCAAGAAGCAGCTGCAGCTGGTGCGGTCGCGGATCAAGGCGGCGGCCAAGAAGCTGGGCGTCGCGATCGCCGACAAGGCGACCGAGGCCCGGATCAACGGCAAGCTGTCCTATTCGGACATCTGCGATCTGGTGTCGGCGGCGATTCGGGCGAAGATCCAGGCAGCCGCCGGCGACGGCGGCTACTACTGGGCCTACATCGTGGACCTGTCCGACACCGACGTGGTGTACCAGGCCGGCGACGACGACCTGTGGCAGTGCTCCTACACCGTCACCGCCGGCGAGGACGGCGACCAGACGGTGGCGCTCGGCGACCCGATCGAGGTGGCCCGGACCTACGCGCCGCTGCTCGACGCCGGCGGCGACTTCGACCCGGCCGGCAGCATCCCGGAGGCCACCGAGGACGCCCTGGAGGGCGCCACGGAGGCCACCCGCGACCGGATCCTGGGCCGCGTGGTGGAGTCCAAGGGCAGCGACGACGCCGGCGGCCGCGTGTTCCGGGTGCGGGTCATCGCGTTCGGGGACTCCAAGAACGGCAGGCGCTACACCGAGTCGGTGCTCAAGGCCGCCGCGCCGCTGTATGACGGCGCCAAGGCTTACGACCACCACCGCGACGACCAGGAGTTGCGGAGCTCGACGATCGCCGGCCTGGTCGGCGTCTACCGCAACGTCGAGGCCACACAGGACGGCTTGGAGGCCGACCTGCACCTGCTGCCGTCCGCCGTGCACGCCGCCGAGGCGCTGGACGCGTCGCTGGCGGCCCAGGCCGATGGGCTCCCGCCGCTGGTCGGGATCTCCCACGACGTGATGGCTCTCTACCGGCCGGTCGTCGCCGGCGGGCAGCGGCTGCAGGAGGCCACCAGCATCGTCAAGGTCAACAGCGCCGACATCGTCGCTGACCCCTCCGCCGGCGGCAAGGCCACGCGCATGGTCGCCGGCGGCGTCGAAACCCAGACCGACCCGGCGAACGCCGGGGAGAGCACGAAGGAGTCCACCGTGGACACTGCAGACGTGCTTGCCGCGCTCAAGACCGCAACGCCCGAGCAGCTCGCCGCGGTCGGTCTGAGCAAGGCCAGCAACACCAAGACGACCGAGGCGGTCATCCCGGCGGCGCTGACCGCCGAGGACGGTGCCCTGGCCAAGACCTCGTTCATGGCCAAGATGATGATCCGGTCGGCCGTCGAGGACGCCGGGCTGCCGATCGCTGTGGTCGAGTCGGTGACCGCGGCGCTGCCGGACCGGGTCACCGAGTCCGACGTGGCCACCCAGATCGCCGGCCTGAAGACCGCGCTGGGCGTGGCCGAGCGGGCCGGCCTGGCCCCGCAGTTCGGCAACGTCGAGGTCACCAAGGAGTCGGTGGACCGCAAGCGCGAGGCGCTCGACGCGTTCTTCGCCGGCGACTACTCGAAGGGCTACAAGTCCTTCAAGGAGGCGTTCGTCGACTTCACCGGCCACCGCCAGCTCGCGTGGGGCGAGGACTTCAACCGCACGGTGTTGCGGGAGTCGTTCGGCGGAGCCGGCGGCGGCTACGACTCGGCGACGCGCGGCACGGAGTCGATGGACTCCACCTCGTGGAACCTGGTGCTGGGTGACTCGATCACGCGGCGCATGGTGGCGGAGTACCAGCAGCCGACGCTGCAGACGTGGCGCAAGGTCGTCTCGTCGATGCCGAGCATCAACGACTTTCGCACGCAGCGGATCGAGAGGATCGGCGGGTACGGCACGCTGCCCGGCGTCAACCAGGGCGCCCCGTACCAGCCGCTGACCAGCCCCAGCAACGAGGAAGTCACCTACGCGGTGACCAAGCGGGGTGGCACCGAAGATGTGACGTTGGAGATGATCGCCAACGACGACATCCGCGCGATCCAGCGGATCCCGGCGAAGCTGGGCCTGGCGGCCGCGCAGACGCTCTACCGCTTCGTGTGGGACTTCTTCGCGAACAACGCCGCGGTGTACGACTCGACGGCGCTGTTCCACGCGCTGCACAACAACACCGCGGCCACGGCGCTGTCGCAGTCCAACCTGAGCGCCGCTCGCCGGGCGATGCGCAAGCAGACCGCCTACGGCGACAGCTCCGACGTGCTGTCGGTCGTGCCGCGCACGCTGGTGGTGTGCTCGGACCTGGAGGAGATCGCGTTCCAGCTGGCGACCTCCGCCGTGGCGATCCCGGCGACGCCGGCGGGTCCGACGAACACGCCCAACATCCACCAGGGCCTCGAAGTGATCACGGTGGACTACTGGACGTCGACCACGAGCTGGTTCCTGTCGGCCGACACGATGATGACGCCGACGATCGAGATCGGCTTCTACCAGGGCCGTCAGGACCCGGAACTGTTCACGCAGGCCGATCCCACGGTCGGTTCGGTGTTCAACTCGGACAAGATCACCTACAAGATCCGGCACATCTACAGCGGCGCCGCGCTCGACTTCCGCGGCCTCTACCGCGGCAACAGCTGAGGAGAGACTGGAATGCCACAGTTCAAGGAAATCTCCGGCGACCTGGACTTCGAGTTCTTCTTCCCCGGTGTCGCCGCCGGCACCGCGCTTGAGGTGCCGATGCTGGTGCTGCCGTTCAACGCCACGATCCAGAGCGTGAAGTGGGTGCCCTCGGCCGCGATCACGGCCAACGTCACCAACTACGCGACGCTGTCGTTCCGCAACCGGACCGGCGCCGGCGCGGGCACCGCGGTCCCGGCGTCGCGGGCCTACAGCGCCACCAACAGCGCCGCGCAGACCTCCGAGCAGATGACGCTATCCAACACGGCGTCCGATCTGCTCGGCGCGCTCGGCGACGTGCTCACGCTCGCCGTCGCCCACTCCGGCACTGGCCTGATCATCCCGGCCGGGCTGGTGCAGGCGAAGCTGCGGGTGCGGTGATGACGGCGCAGGCGGTCCCGGTCAACGTGACCGGGACCAGCGCCGTGTCGGCTGTGCCGTGCACCTACCGGGGCCTGTCCATCCGGGACACGTCGGGGGCCACGAACACGGTGAAGGTCTTCGACAACACCTCGGCGGCCACTGGCACCGTGATGGCGTCCTTCCAGCTCCTGGCGAACGCCAGTGCGCTGGACAACGTCACCGACGGCGTCCGCGCGGCGGCCGGCCTGTACCTGCAGTCGACCGGGGCGATCGAGGGGTCCGTCCGAGTCGGGTAAGGGGGCTGATCGATGGCCACGTCGTTGACGAGGGTCGCCAAGAGCTGGCCGGCGACCCTCACCCACCAGTTCCTGGTGGACGAGACGCTGACCGACGCCGCCGGGACGGTGTCGGTCGTCGTCACGGACGCGAACGGCGCCGTGGTGTCCTCGGGGACGGCCACACACGCCAGCACCGGCACCTACACCTACGCGCTGCCGGCGCAGGCCGCCCTGGCGTGGCTGACGGTGTCGTGGTCGGGCAGCGTCGCCGGCGCGACCGTCGCCGAGATCGACCTGGTGGAGGTCGTCGGCGGCTTCTACTTCAGCCTCGTCGAGGGCCGCAACTCCGATGTTGCCCTGGCCGACACGACCAAGTATCCGACCGCGGCTCTGGCCGAGGCCCGCGTCGAGGTCGAGCAGGAGTGCGAGGAGATCACCGGCCGCGCGTTCGTGCCCCGCTACCGGCGCGTCGTGCTGGACGGCAGCGGCTCCTCGGAGCTGCTGCTGCCCGACGCCGACATCCGCACGATCCGGGCGGCCAGGGTCGCGTCGCGGGCTGACGGCACGTTCGTGCCGCTGACCACGGCGCAGCTGGCTGCGCTGGTGCCCGGCGAGGACGACATCCTGCGGCGGGTGGACTACCTCATCTGGACCGAGGGC